CTTTAACAAGAATCTCGATATATGTCTCCCCCATTTGGCGGTTGCACCTCGCGCTCCTTCGCTATCGCTCAGTCGCACTCGCTTCGCTCACTTCGTTCGCTCAGACTCCGCGCTCCCTACGGTCGCGCTCCGCTGGCCGCTGGCGCGGCCTGTTGTGTGTCGCTCAGTCGCGCTCGCTTGATGCTCTCATTCGCGTGGAGTTAGTCTAAACTAACTAAATAAAAATTATAATAAATTTTAAAATATATGTTGACAACTAAATCTATATATGTTATAATGAATATAGATAAGAGAGGTAATCAAAAAAGGAGGATAACAGTTATGGCAAGTAGAGAATTAGAATTAGTAAGAAAAATGGAAGCACAAGAATGGTTAAAATTACGCAGAGCATCTGAACTGTATGAAAGTGGTGACAGAAGATTTTTAAGACTTAGAGCAAGATGGTCCGCAATATCAGATGTGCTTGATGAGTTAGAAGAAATGGAGGAAAAATAAAATGACAAAGAAAACAGAAACTTTAATAAACATGTACTACAAAGTATTAGAACTTCACCAATCAGATTCAACCTCAAACAAAGCAAATATTCGAATGATGTATAACGCAAAATTTAGTTGCATGTCTGATTTACAACTTTTGACACATGAAGAGTATGTAGAATGCCTAAAGAAAACAAACGAAATATTGGAAGGAGGTGAAGCTTAATGTACAAATTAGGGTTAAAGTTTAAAGGAGAATGGAGTTACATTAAAGTAAAAACAGATGAAGCATTAATTAGAGAGATAAGGAATAACCTCACAATAGCTCAAAAAATATCAATTGGTAAAATTAAGGAGGAAAGCAAGTAATGGACAAATACAAATATGTTATTGAATTAATAGATATTAGGATAAGAATGTTAAGTGATGAATCAAAAATTTATAATAATTCTAGGGATATTGCAATAAATGCGCAAATTCAAGAATTAAAATATTTAAAAAGTATATTGGAATATGAAATTGGTAATTTGGAGGTAAAATAATGAACAAATCACAGCAATTTATATTATCAGAACACCTTGAAGAGATTAAAGATGCAGCTCAGTTCGTATCATTTTTGGTAACTAAAAGAGAAGATAATTTACTGGATGATGAAATAGCAGAGTTGTTTACTATAGCTGTTATTCTTGATGATGTAATATACAGAATTGAAAAAATTATCCAAAACTAGAAAATATTTACAATTTGTTCATACTTTGTTCACAATTAACTGTTATAATATAAGAGTAGTAAGGAAGAGATAAGCAAGGGAGGTGAGAAAATGTTAAAAGAAATGTATGCACAGTTCATAGCATCTGGTTCAGTCACATGTGAAAGTCGTTACATGTTAGAAGGAACTTATTACATCTTTACCTTAGTCGGAACAGATATGGTAATGGAAGTATTCACAGACTCACCTTCCTTGTGTTCAGATAATGTACTATCTATTATGATAGAAATAGAACTTATTAAAATAGAATGGATTAAATTCAGCAGGAGGAAGTGAAGATGAAAGAGGAAATTTTATTAGAGATTATGCATTATGCAAAAAGATTAGATGATGTTACGGACGACGAAATATTAAAAGTTTGTAATATGAAAGGATATCTTGACTGCTTATTAGCGCAGTGTTTAATCAATGACAAGGAATATCGGAAATTTATCAAAGGTTTATCATAATTAAAAGCGTCGTCATTTAATAGTGTGCAAGGTAGGTGCAATTCCTACATGACGCGTTTGGGCAAAATAAAATCTACAGTGCAAGCCCTAAGAAAAAATATCTTATAAAAAGAAAAGGAGAAACAAACATGAAGAAGGAAAAATTAATCACAAGGACATTCGTAATCACACAGGCAACGGTTATGGCATTAAACATTGAAACAGCCGAGCCTAGCACAGAGACTTATGAAATGCTGGGAATTTACAAAACAGATGAGGAATTGCTAAAGGCAGTGAAAGAACTTTATGACACAGACACAGAGAAAGTAGTGGCAATTACAGCTAAAACAGAAATTGAAGAACTTAGAGGAATTTCAGAATCACTGTTCTTACAGCATTCCATCGTTCTTCCGGCAAGAGAGAAAAAAGAAGCATAAGCACAAAAACTAAAATCATATCAAATAAAAAGGAGATAATATCATGAAAATCACATTTAAAAGCAGAGAGTTTACACCAGCAGAGACTTACTTAATGACAAAATCACCTTCTATCATTTCCGCCAAAGATTTAGAAGATGGATACACATTAAACGCAGATGGTTATCTTGAGTATGAAGACGAAAACGCAAAAGGAGAAACATCTTACATGATGTCCATTATTGGTACGGATGGATTCGGAGATAAAGTTGTTATTAGCACACAGTCAGCAACATTTAAACGTAACTTTGAAGACATAGCAGGAATCTTCGGTGATGAACCATTTACCATTAAAAAGATTTCTGGAACTACAAAAGCGGGCCGCCCATACGTAAACTGTGATTTAGCACAGTAAATTTAAACGGTACTTATAATTGATACATAGTAATAACTTCCCTAGTCAATAACGTAATCAGGACTCCGTCGCTTCGCGACACCTCATTGCAAACAATGGCTAGGGAAGAATTTTATCAATAAAGGGGTGTATAAATGGCAAAGCGAAAATTAACACCAATTCAACAGCAATACAGAAAAGAACGCCGTCGTATCCAAAACGCAATTAAGCGTTTAGAGAAGCAAGGATACGTTTTACCTGATGACTTACTTCCTTCGGTACCTAAGAAGGTAACGCAAGCTTCTATCAACAGGCTGAAGAAGATAACCACAGAAGCAATATATAAGAAGTCGGTAAGGCTTGACGTTGAAACAGGAGAGATAACACCGGGTATTGTAGCAAGAGACAAGGCAAGAAGCCAGAGAGCAAAAGAAGCAGCGAGAAGAAGGTCATTTAAGCAAGAATATGCATCACCACAGGTTTATACTGAACCGCCAAAATACACAACCTTCCCATCAGGTGCAGATATCATTATCAACAACTTCCGTTCTGATGTAATAGGAAGATTTCCTGAATCAGCAGGACCTATATTAAATAGATGGCTTGACGGTTTACTTTCACAACAGGACAAAGAAGATGTAGCAAACATGTTAGAAACAGCGGCGGCAAATGGAGTAGTAATCGATTATAAGGTGGCATACAATACAGAATCACTAATGGGAGCAATTGCAGATTTTATGGATTATCTTGATACAACGTCAGGGTTTAAGCAAGACTTGATGGATACCCTAGAATTTGAGGAAGATTGGGAATTTCCTGATTAATGAAAATTAAGAAGTATCGATACTTCGCAAGCGACTTTGAAACCACAGTATACAAAGGTCAGACCTACACAGAAGTGTGGGCTTCTGCATCAGTCGAATTAAATACAGAAGACGTTCATATCTTTCATTCTATAGGTGAACAGTTACAATATTTCATTTCCTTGAAGCATAACGTCATTGTTTATTTTCATAACCTAAAGTTCGACGGAAATTTCTGGCTATCATATCTAACCGTTGATTTAGGGCTTAAGCAAGCTTACGAAGTATTAAAAGATGGTGATTTCCCTATAGTGAAGTGGAAGTATGAAAAAGACATGGAGAACAATACTTTCAAGTATGCGATATCTGATATGGGCCAATGGTACACAATCATAATAAAGATAAACAATGTTTTCATCGAGATACGAGATTCATTGAAATTACTACCATTTTCGGTTAAGCGAATAGGTGAAAGTTTTGGAACGAAGCATAAGAAACTAGAAATGGAATATGAAGGTTTTCGATATGCAGGATGCGAGATAACAGAAGAAGAAAAGAAGTACATAGCAAACGATGTTCTAGTGGTAAAAGAAGCATTAGAGATTATGTTCGAAGAAGGCCACAACAAGCTTACGATTGGTTCTTGTTGTTTGGCGGAGTTCAAGAAAACAATTGACAAAGAAGACTACAACAATTTCTTTCCTAACCTTTATGAAATACCCTACGAAGATAAAACGGTAGGTGATTACATCAGGCGGTCATATCGTGGAGGTTGGTGTTATCTACTAAAAGGGAAAGAAAAGAAGATATATAACAACGGATGTACATTGGATGTAAATTCGCTTTATCCCAGTATGATGCATAGTATGTCTGGCAACCGATATCCTGTTGGCAAACCACATTTCTGGAAAGGATATATACCAGAAGAAGCGATAGCATGGAATCGGTATTACTTCGTAAGGATTAAGACAAGATTTTATCTAAAGAAAGACAAATTACCCTTTGTGCAGATTAAGCATTCACTTCTATACAAAGGAACTGAAATGCTTGAGACATCCGATGTGATAGACCCGGATACAGGGGAGTATTTTCCTTATTATACAAGAGGGAATGAAGTAAAAGACACAAGGGTTGAAATGGTTTTAACCATGACGGACTATGAGCTGTTGAAAGAGCATTATGAGCTGGTTGATTTTGAAGTTATAGACGGATGTTGGTTCTTTTCAGAAATTGGTTTGTTTGACCCATATATTGATAAGTATGCGGCTATAAAGATGACATCAAAGGGGGCAAAAAGAGAATTAGCAAAACTATTTCTAAATAACTTATACGGAAAGTTAGCCAGCAGTACAGATAGTAGCTTTAAGGTAGCATATGTAAAGGCGGATGGTTCACTTGGATTCTATACAGTGTCAGAACACGATAAAGCCCCCGGGTATATTCCGTGCGGAAGTGCCATTACAAGCTATGCTAGGAATTTTACTATTCGCGCGGCGCAAGCAAACTATGAACATTTTATTTATTCAGATACAGATTCGATTCATTGCAACATGAATCCAATGGATGTAAAAGGTGTTAAGCTTGATTCATCAAAATTCTGTTGTTGGAAACCGGAATCCCAATGGGATGAAGCATTTTTTGTGCGACAGAAAACATATGTGGAGCATATAACACACGAGAACCTGAAACCTGTTGAAACACCATATTATGATATCAAGTGTGCTGGAATGCCACAGAAGTGTAAGAACCTGTTCGAATGGTCAATGTCTGAGGAGTTGCCAGAGGGTGTGAAACTGAGTGAGGAAGAGGAGGAATTTGTTAAATGCAGAAGGGAATTAAAAGATTTTACAATTGGCTTAGAGGTTCCGGGGAAATTAAGGCCGAAGCGAATGAAGGGCGGTGTATTACTTGTGAACACTACATACAAGATGAAGTGAAAGCTTGTAATTATTATCATCACTACAATACCGATAATATTTCTGTTAAGTATGAAAATTCTTTGCGTACGAATGAAGCTTTAAGAAAGCAAATTAAAATACTTGAAAATGATATTGATAAATTGTCATCGAATTTGTCATCGAATTATGTTAGAGAACAAAACACGAATTTTAGGATTGCAGAGTTAAGACAGCAAGTAAACGAATTAAAAATTGAGAATACAAGGGTTAGAAATTATATAAAATCTTATAATATGAGCTTATATGAAGCAATTTATGAAATGGGAGACTGATTATAATTTTTAAGAGGGAGAATAATCTCCCTCTATTTTTATATCTTTACACATGATATCTCAGCGCGCCCTGTAAAAACGAAAAGTTGGTAGGGCGGTTTCTTCCACCCGTACAGCCCCCTACTCCCTCACTGAAATTGACATGTGGAGATACCTATAATGATGTTTCACGTGAAACATTAATAGGATAAAGCTTTTAAAATTGCTTCTTTACACCGAAGGTCTTTAAAACGAAAGCATCCCTTTTCAAAATAATCCCGTAATGTTTGCAAGAATATATCGTTCCGCTTAAGCATGACATAGTTTATTTCATGGTCATCAGTTGTGACCGTTATCTTCAATCGGAAAGTATTATCAGGCTTGTCGTCCATATAGATAAAACCTTGCTCCAGATATTCGCGGATTCCGTAATTAACCCCGTTGTATCGTATTGTGCATAAGTATCTGCCACTACCGAAAGGCCGTTCAATAAAAGCCTTGTTGTCATTAAGATAAACAGACATTGAAGAATAGGCAACATAATCATTTTTAGCGAATGCCCGGTTAAATGCGCTTTCCTTTTGTGCTTCAGATGCTGTCTTATTAAATCCTTGTTCCAAAACAAATCCATCACCCCGTAAAAACTTTGTGCCTTCCTTTAGTCTGTTTGAAATACCCAGTTCAATGTAATACGGATTAATGATAGTAACCGGATTTCCTATCATGTACACAGGTAGGTATCTTGCCATTTCTCCGTTACCTCTTGCCACACTGGTGTGCAGAGAAATGAACTTACGTATTTCATCGGAACAGTATCGGTTGGATTCACTCTGAAATTCATCCAAAATCATGTGCTGTGTATCACTGAACAGATGGGAATATTTTTTAAGCTGGTCAGCACTGTTAAGTGAAACGGCATAACCGCATGATGTTTCATCAAGAAAGAGTTCGTGGAAGATGCCAGATGCTCTTCTTTTTGACTCCATAATCTGACCGGGATAGAAGATTGCTTCAAGGTCTTTAAAGAATTTGTCGGCCACATCGTCAAGCTCATAGTTATACCGATAAACAAGCATGAATTTTTCACCATACTTCTTGAAACGGTTCACAACATAGTTATTAAAAAAAGTTGTCTTACCAGCACTTCGGTTGGACGTGCAAATATATATTTCGGGCTTCTTCCCGTTTAAGTCTCGCATCGACAATAGTCGGTTTCCATCATAAAATTCAGACAATTCAGACAATTCCTCCTTTCCATCTGTTCTATAATAATTATAACATAGTTCTTGACTTTTGTCAACTAAAGTGTTATAATTAGTACAGAAGGGAGGGTTTAGTACATTGCCAGATACAATTATTAATGCGGTACAATCGTTAGGAGTCGCAGTTGTATTGTGTTTATTAATGGCTTACTTTGTTAAGTATATGTTCGATAAATTTATGGCTCAGAGAGACGCAGACTCGCAGTTATACAACGAACAGATTTCAGCTTTAAAGGATGCCATAAATAATAACACTATCGTAATGACAAAAATTTTGGCAGCACTTGATGTAAAGGAGACATAGTTATGACATGCACAGCAATTAATATGCCCGAGACAGTCAGTGTAGCGTTATTAGTTATAGCTGGACAGTTCGGGAACGGAGAAGACCGGAAAATGAAGCTGGAAAAAGCTGGATACAACTATGCCCAGGTGCAAAAATGTGTAAATGAACTTCTTCCTATTCTAACGAAATACGGAGGTAAATGAAATGCCAGCAAACATACAGATAGCGTACAATTGGGCTGTTGAAACCTGTGCGAAGCCAAACGTGGGATATTCCCAGCAGTTCCGTAATCAGGTCACAGTAAACGGAATCACGTATTATGATTGTTCATCTTTTGTCTGGTATGCATTAATCGCCGGAGGGTTTGACATGGTGGGTGAATGGGGAACATGGCCGTTCACCACCGGGACTATGGGAAGTGTTCTTAAGAAAATGGGCTTCACAAAATATCCTGCCAATGTAGATTGGAAACCAGCAGACATATTAATCAAAACAGGGCACACAGAAATGGCATTCGACCGAACAAGAAGCATGGGCGCCCATACCAGCAAAGTCCCATTGGATGAACAAGTTTCTATCAATGCAAACGATTCAACTGGGAATGGCTGGTTTGAATTATACCGCTGGGAAAACGGTGCTGATAATGACTGGATTAAAGGGAATAAGTACCTTACAATTGGCGAGATGCAGAACAATGCATCAATTATCTATCCATACCTTTTAAATAAAGGGTGGACAAAAGAAGCCATATCCGGCATGATGGGGAACTTACAGAAGGAATCAACAGTCAATCCGGGAATCTGGCAGAATTTGACACCGGGAACTGGTGGTTATGGATTAGCCCAATGGACTCCCGCCACCAACTGGACAAATTGGGCCGACACCCACGGTTATGCGCATGACGACGGTTATGGTCAGCTAGAATGGCTTGACACAGAAACCATTCCTTTTGGCCAATGGATTCCAACAGCACAGTATCCCGAAACATTCACGGAATTCAAAGCAAGTACACAGACACCAGAATATCTAGCAGATTGTTTTTTAAAGAACTTCGAAAGACCGGGTACGATTGACCAACCAGACAGACAGGAAATGGCACGGTACTGGTATGACTGGTGGAACAACGATTATGTGCCACCGCCTAATCCCCCTTCGAATGGCGGAGAGTGGTCAAGGAAATTACCAATATGGTTTTATATGAAGAGAAAGGAGATTATTTGATGCCGTATTTAAACAAAGATGAATTTATGGCAAGAATCAAGGAAAGAATCGGTGAAGACATGTCAGACGACGCGGTAAGTTTCATCGAGGATGCCAGTGATACGTACGATGAATTAATCAGACGTTCCAGTGACACCGAAGACTGGAAAACAAAGTACGAAGAAAATGACGCACAATGGCGGCAGAAATACCGTGAACGTTTCTTCACATCCAGTGAAGAGATTAAGGAAGAGCAGGAAGAAAACGTGAAGGACGACGGAGAACCACGTTCCTTCGAAGACTTGTTTGAAGAAAGAGAGGGCTAATAAATGGCTACTATTCCAAAAATTAAAACCCTGACGAATACCAGCGTGGATGTACTAAACGTTATCAGGGAAAATGCAACACAGAACTACAGGGACTATGTTCCGAAAGCTACACCGAATGCTGATTCTATCCGTGAAATTGGTGCCATTATTATGGATTACCCAGCTTTACAGAACGAATTCTTATCAGCACTTGTTAACCGTATTGGTCGTGTGATGATTACGTCTAAAATGTATGACAACCCGTGGAGAATGTTCAAAAAGGGTATGCTGGATTTTGGCGAAACGATTGAAGAGATTTTCGTTAACATGGCGAAACCATTCCAGTTTGACCCAGCGGTGGCAGAATCCGAGGTATTTAAACGTGAAATTCCGGATGTAAGGGCCGCTTTTCATATTCTTAACTATAAGAAATTTTATAAAGCAACTGTACAGAACGACAGCTTACGACAGGCATTCCTTTCATGGCAGGGAATTACAGACCTAATTGCTAAGATTGTGGATGCAATGTACACCGGTGCGAATTATGATGAATTCATTACTATGAAATACATGCTGGCAAGGCACATTCTGGATGGCCATATGTACCCAACAACTATTCCAGAAGTGGAGACAGCTAACATGAAAGCAATTACCACAGCAATTAAAGGTGTCTCAAATGAGTACGAGTTCCAGAGCAATAAGTATAACCTTGCTGGCGTTTATACCCACACAATGAAACGTGACCAGTATCTTTTACTGAATGCTAAGTTTGACGCGGCTATGGACGTTGAAGTTCTTGCATCTGCCTTCAACATGGATAAGGCACAGTTTATGGGACAGCGTGTGTTGATTGACAGCTTCGGAAATCTTGATTTACCTAGACTTCGTGAACTGTTTGCAAATGACCCGACATTCCGGGAACCATCAAGCAGTGAATTACAGGCACTTGACAAAATTCCTTGTGTTCTGGTTGACAAAGGTTGGTTCATGATTTTTGATAATTTTTACAATTTCACTGAGCTATACAATGGGGAGGGGCTGTACTGGAACTATTGGTATCATGTATGGAAGACATTTTCTGTGTCACCATTTGCAAATAACGCATTGTTCATTCCGGGAGCCCCCACTATTACTTCCATTACAGTTGCACCAAATACTGTTAGTACGTCTGTAGGTCAGTCAGTGCAGTTTACTGCTACAGTTGTGACCACCAACTTTGCACCTAAGTCTGTTGTTTGGAGCACTAATAGTGATAAAGCGATAGTAGATAACAGCGGCAAAGTTACATTACTTAAAGGTGCAACAGGCGCTATCACTGTAACTGCAACAAGCACGTTTGATAATAAAAAGACGGGAACAGCCACTATTAATGTGACGAAATAATTTAAAGAGTTTCACGTGGAACAATTTATCATGTTTCACGTGAAACATTTTAAAAGGAGGAAAGCATGTATATAGCTCCTACAAGTATAGTCAAGATACTTAGGAATATACCACTTGACAATACTTATAAAGACACTCTGTACTTCGCAAATGAAACAGCGCAGTCCAGCTACTTCTTAAGGCAGATGAAGGTTCAGTTTGCAAATTATACGTATATAAGAAAAGAAAATAAGATAAGGGTAGAAGCAACAGCTGATACATTGTTTGACTGTAACTATATCATGTGGCAGAACCCATCCTTTGGCACAAAATGGTTTTATGCTTTTATTATCGATGTAGAATATCTAAACAACGAAACAGCAGAAATCACATTTGAAATTGATGAAATGCAGACGTGGTATTTTGGATACAGCATTAAGCAGTCCTTCATTGAACGTAACCACACTGTAACGGATGTAATTGGCGATAACCTTGTACCTGATAATTTAGAATTAGGTGAATATGTTTTTAAATCACCAACTAAAACAGGAAATTTTCAATCAGTAAAATACGTTGTTGCCGCTACATTTGATAAAGATTTATTGCCAGCGGCAGGCAGGGAATACATGGGCGTTTATTCTGGCCTAGAATATAATGTTTTTGAAACCCCCCGAGAAGTAACAGATTTTATAAATACGGCTACGTTAGAAAATAAGTCAGAAGGTATTATCGGTATATTTATTATGCCAGCTAACTTCATAAGTTCTGCAAACACTGCTACATTAAAAACAACTGACTTTATGCCAAGCTTAACAAATATTGATGGGTATGTCCCAAGAAATAAAAAATTATTCACTTTCCCTTATAACTTTATTTACGCCACAAATAACACAAACAGTGAAGTAATGTATAAATACGAATACTTCACAAAAAGGGATGACGGCAGTTGCAGGTTCGGTGTTAGTGGTTGCTTAAACAATAGTCCCGAATTCATTTTAACCCCGATAAATTATAAAGGGGTCGCCATTAATTATAATGAAATGATGGTTCTTTCTGGGCTACCAGTGTGTTCCTATTCTACCGATACATTTAAAGCATGGTGGGCGCAAAATAGTGGTACATTCGCGGTTAGTACTGCTTCAAGAATAGCCGGTAGTGCGATAGCTGGAGCCGTTACGGGTGGTTTACCTGGGATTATAACTGGTATAGCGGCGGTAGCTGGAGCCGTAGCAGAAGTTGAAAAACACGCCACTAAGCCACCTACAGCCCATGGTGTTAATAACGCAAATGTTTTATGGGCTTCTGCCGCTTTTGATTTCTTTTTATATCCTTGTTCGATTAGGAAGGAATTTGCTAAAATTATCGATGATTACTGGTCTATGTATGGTTACCCAATTCATGAAGTTGGTATACCTAATCTTAGCGCAAGGCCACAATGGAACTATGCTAAACTTGTTAATCCATGTATCACAGGAAGTATCCCTGTTAATTCCATGAAGCGTATTAAACAGGTATTCAGCGATGGCGTGACTTTCTGGAAAAACCCAGCTAATGTGGGTAGATACGATTTGCCAAACGAAGTGTAGGGGGAGGTGAGTAATTGAAAAATACTAGAAAACAACGTAACTTTTGGGAAAGTAAGTATTTAAACGACAGGGCTTATATACACTGGTATGATATGCTTACGAATCTTGCAATCAGCATGTTTGAATGGAAAGGACTTCCTGATTCGGTAGACCCACGATTTTTAGAACTTGCACTGTTCGCGGATGGTATGGCCATCTTCTTTAAAGATGAAGACTTATCTGACGATTATAACGGGCAGTTCTTCGCATTACAGACAATGATAGGTGGAAGACTAGATGTTTATCGCGTACCAGATGAAAGAAGGGCTTATGCCACCAACGGGTACAATCGAAGGTTAGATTCAAAAGACAGTGTAATCATATTTAACAATATGACTAGAACCAACTGCCTTTCTGATATAGAATATTTTGCCAGAAAGCTTTACGAAGTTGACAGAACAATTGACGTTAACGTCAAAGGGCAGAAGACACCTATTGCAATCTTGTGTGACGAAAACCAGCGTTTAGTTATGAAGAACTTATATGCACAGTACGACGGAAACGAACCGTTCATATTCGGCAGTAAGAATTTAGATATTAAAGGAATTCAAGCAATCAATACAGGCGCTCCTTTTGTTGCCGATAAGTTACAGATGCTAAAAACACAGATATGGAACGAAGCGCTGACTTACTTAGGAATTTCTAATGTAAGCACAGACAAGAAAGAACGACTAGTAAGTGATGAAGTAACAATCAATACGGGTGCTACCGCGGCACAGCGGTATACCAGACTTAACATGCGAAAACAGGCATGCGAAAAAATCAATAAGATGTTTGGACTTAATGTATCAGTTGAATATCGCGAAGACCTTCCACTTATGGAAGAAGCGGGCGTCGGTGAAGTGGATGAAGAAGGAGGAGAAACTGATGAGTAGATACACGACGGAAGTTAGGCATATCTGTGAAGTTAATGCAGGGCTAAGAGAAAGCCAGGGGTTTGGGCAAATACCGGAAATTATCCAGAAAGCTATTCCCGGTGTGTTTAACTTCAATTTCCCGATATTCGATGAAAACTACAGAAACGTTCTTGAAACAAAGATACTGACACACTTCTACACCCGTGAAATTGCATTCGAAACAGTTGGGCTATGGCAGTTAAAGCTATACACAAAACTGAACGAAATTATGCCCTACTACAACCAGTTGTATAAAAGTGAATTATATGAATATAATCCATTGTACGATGTAGACATTAAAAGAACACACAATGTCAAATCAAACGGCACAGAAAACAAAACAGGTACAGAACAGCGAAATACAAATAATACGGAACATACTGTAACGGACGGGACATCGAAGAACACAAACACGGTTAGTGGAAAACAGTTTATGTCAGATACGCCACAGGGTGCTTTAACAGATATTGAAGCCGGGCGTTACATGACACAGGCAAACATAAACAACGACACTGTTGTGAATGATGGCACCATGGGTTCAACTAGTGACCACGACTTCAATTCAGACTTGACAGGCAATACAAGTGAAAACAGGGCTTTCAATAACACAGAAGATTATCTGGAAAGCGTACAGGGTAAACAGGGCTCAGGCAGTTATAGTGATATGATATTAAGATTCAGAGAAACTTTTCTGAATATTGATATGTTAATTATTGACGAACTGGAAGAGTTGTTCTTTCAGTTATGGGATTGATAGGAGGTCAATTTTATGGTAAACGATGGAATTGGAAATGGGAACTTCACTACATTGAAACCATTTGCTTTCTGGACACAGCATGTTTTACCATTGGTTTATGGCGACGAAATTAGTTACATGGAAACACTTGGTAAAATGCGGGATATTATGAATGAACTGATTAAGAATAACAATAACCTGCCAGAATATATTCAGCGAATGATTGAAGAATATATAAGTAGTGGTGCTATTGAAGAAGTAATTGATAAGATTCTTTCTAATTTTATCTTGAACGTTAAGTACCCGCCGACGGGTGTTCCTAAAGCTAAAGGGGATGGCACAACAAATGACCATGACTCTATACAGGGATGTATTGATTACGCGGCGACAAATGGTGGTGGAATTGTTTACCTTCCAGCTGGTAAGTATTTAACTAGCCCGTTGGTATTGAAATCAGGTGTAACGTTGTTAGGGTTTGGCAGATATGCTGTAAGTTTGGTACTGGCTGGGGGTGCTACCACGCATCTGATTACTGGTACGGTTACTGACGCTGGTATTCTTAATATGACTCTGGATGCTAAAATGTCTTCGCAGGTTAACAGGGTTGATGCAATAGAATTGATTGGTAATCATATTGATATCCGAGGGTGTTTGGTAAGGGATTGCTACACGTCGATTAATGTGCAGAAGGATGGAACAGGGGTTAATATCTGTGATGTTATTTGCGAGGTGGCTTCTGATGCTTGCTTAAGAATTGGGGGAACTGATGGTGGGCTGCTGGTGGATGGGCTGGAAATGACGGGGCTGTCTACTAACTTAGGTGTGGCTTACATTGTGACTGATTCGAATGGTGATATTTACAGGAACATTAATATTCATGGTACAGGTGCGCTGGGGATTGATGTAGCTGGAAGTCAGAACTATTTTGACGGAAAGATTAGTGGGGTTACGAAGGATTATGAAGATTTAAGTGGTGACAATACTTTCGAACTGTTTGGCAAGTCTAGTGTAAAGAATTATACTAATGATGTGGTTGAAAATGCGAATGCGTTTTCTCAGGTGGCTGCGAATGGGATTGAGAGACAGGGGGAGAATATTGGGGATAATGCTACTAATACGTATACGGTGAATGCTAATGATGTGGTGCTTAATCCGACTAACCCGTTAACTTATAAAACCCCCACCGATTTAGATAGAAACTTTAAATCTATTAAAATGAAAGATAGTTCTAATATAACATATGATGTTTTAGTTTATAAAACTCCAATAACAGGCTATAATATTTTTGATACATTAGCAGACGCAGTAACGTCAAATCTTCCTGTAGGAACAGCTTTCCAAACATTAGGATATTTAGCAAAAAATGACGGTGGTGGCTTACAATACATCGTAACATCTGGTGGTGTAATTGACGGTGGAAGCATAGTATCATATGGGGTTAATACTGCCACAGCTATAATGCCGGATGGCGTATATCCAGAATATTTTGGTGTTAGCCCTACAAATGCTACACAATGGAATAATTACCTTAATTATGTAAATACAACCGAAGGAAAATATTTTAGACTTTACACTAAAACATATACTATACCCGTTATATTTATAGCATTTAAATCAATCATTGGAAATGAAGATTATTCCAATAATATTGCTAATATAACATCTGCTTCAACTCTAGGAGTCGTTAGCGCTACGCAAAAAACATATTTAAATTATAGCCTTAATACAAGTTGTGTCGTTTGTTGCTACAACAAAAACAGAAGCGCAGAATTAGGTCATATAACATTTAAGAACTTTACTGTAACTGCAAACGGTGAACAGACTGCTGTTTTCTTAGCTGATGTGTCTCATTTTAATATGGATAATGTTTTAGCTAAAGGTGGGACAGAAAGTTGTTTCTATATACAAGGCGCATGGCTATGCTATTTCAATAACTTAAACGCACAGCCTAATGGAAGCTATGGTATTGTGGTAGGAAACGTTCCTAGAGTTAAATCCACGGGAACTACAACATGTACCTTTAGTTCTTGTTTTGTGGAATCCTTGTCAAATACAACAGCCATATGCGGTTGGTATTTCAACGGAGCAAACACTATGACATTAAATAGCTGTGCTTGTGACCATATTGCCGGAAATGCAAATGCGTATATTTTTAACTACTCAGAAGCTACTCTAAATGCTTGCTCAGTAGAAGATTATAGAGGAACTAACGCCTTGTTTAATATTTATGACAGCCAAATAACCGTTAATTCATTCTTTGGAACAAATAATAAAAATGCCAGCTCTATGTTCTTAGTAAGAACTAAAGTAACTTTAACTATTAATGGTATAAAATATACTGGTACAGTAACTAAGCCAGCAGTAAATATTGTTTATGGAGCTACTGATTCAACAGGAATAGTTGTTTGCAATTATAACACTACACAATTAACTAATGTAAATCTTCCGGTTTATTGTGAAACTACATCAACTTTACATTTCTATTATAAGAATGAACAAGAACATGGAAGATATATAAGAAATACTAAAACTCTTGTAACATATGCATAATTAAGAAAGGATAATTTAATATGAGCAATTACAGGTTTATTATGAAAACAGAAGATAATATGATTAGTAATGATAATGGAAGGCTAGTTCTGGAAGACAGGGATATGTGGGCTAAAACTGAGTATGCAAGTGGTGATGAAGAATATGCCGAAGGATTTATTGATTACCATAAGGGGAACTGAAAGTGAACAGAGCAGGATGGAAGAAGCTGCTGATTATAACGGGTAATGTGATGAAGGGTGAGCAAGGAATTGCTTGCCCTTTTGCACTTGGAATGGGGGAGACATATATCGAGATTCTTGTTAAAGGGG